CTACCTTAAAAGAAATCGTGGTCAGGGGAGATAAATAATTTATATCTTTGTAGTTAAATATAATTTAATCTAATGGATATTCGTAAAATCTCTATAGGCCCTAACTATAAGTCGGATGCTATGCACTACATAGTAGGTCAAGAAGTATTAGGAGGTAAATATGTTATTCACTTAATACAATATGTACAAAGAAGTGATAGTATAAAAATTTGGATAGAAAGAGAGGGAGAGATATTACTTTGGAAAGAGTTTAACTCTCACATGCCAGTCTCAATAGAATATAATATTAATTTTTAATGAAGTCACCTTTTTATTTTATAGTAAAACCTTTAGACGATAAGCGTTATACTAATACAAAAAATATAGAAGGGATGGAGATAGTAACGAGCACCTCAGAGGAAAACCATAAAGCTTCAAACCGACAAGGGGTAGTGGTATCTACACCTATAGGCTATAAAGGTGAGATAAAAACAGGAGATATACTTTTAGTTCATCATAATGTTTTTAAGTATTATAATGATATGAAGGGTAGGCAAAGAAGTGGTAAAAGTTTTTTTAAAGACAATTTGTTTTTTATTGAACAAGACCAGTTTTTTATGTATAAACAAAATAAGGTGTGGCATTGCCACGATAGATATTGTTTTGTCCAACCTTTACCTAAAGAGGAATCGTTTATTTCAAAGTTAGGAACTGAAGAGCCACTCATAGGTATTATGAAATATTCAAATGATTATCTATCTTCACAAGGAGTTAATCCAGGAGACAGGATTTGTTTTAAGCCAGATAGTGAATATGAGTTTATGGTTGATGATGAAAAACTATACAGAATGTATGACCACCAAATAACTATGAAATTATGAACTCCCAAGAGTTAAAAAAAAGTATTATTCAAGCAGGGCGTAGAGCGGTTGAGCAGTTAATAAAAGTAGCTAAAGAAGATATAATAAAACCTGACCCTGAAGATGAATTGGCAGCAGATAGATTAAAAAATGCAGCAGCAACAAAGAAGTTAGCTATATTTGACGCCTTTGATATACTTAATAAAATTGATGCCGAAGAAGAGGTTTTAGAGGCAGGAGATAAAATAGAAAAAACTAATACAAAACAAGGATTTGCAGAAAGAAGATCAAAGTAAACTTTATCAAGTTTTAAAAGGATATATACCTAAGCCTATTGTTACTCGAAAAAACAAAAGCAAGAGTTGGCTATATGGGTATAATGAAAAATATGATTTAGTTATAATATCTAAAAGCGGGCAATTAGGTGATGTTATAAATATTAATGGCTTAGTTATAGGGCTTCCTTTACAGCCTAAAAAGATATACAAACGAAGTGAAAAAAAGGAAAAACAATATTGGGAAAGACATGAGCTTTCTAAAGAGCTTTCAAGGATTAACTCTATATTTCAATGGAATGCACGTCCTCCTCAGTTTAAAACCAAGTGGGTAGATTATATAGAAGGAGAATTTGATAACAGAGAATTAGGCTTCTGGTTTTATAACAACGGCAGCCCATGTTATATTACCGGGTCGCATTATATGTACCTACAGTGGACAAGTATTGATGTAGGGTATCCAGACTTTAGAGAAGCAAATAGAATATTTTTTATTTATTGGGAAGCTTGTAAAGCCGATAAGAGGTGTTTTGGATTAGATTATTTAAAAATAAGACGTTCAGGGTTTTCATTTATGGGCTCATCAGAATGTGTAAACACAGGAACGCTGGTTAAAGATTCAAGGGTAGGTATACTTTCTAAAACTGGAGCAGATGCCAAAAAAATGTTTACCGATAAAGTTGTTCCTATAGCTAATAGATTGCCTTTCTTTTTTAAACCTATTCAAGATGGTATGGATAAACCTAAAACAGAGTTAGCTTTTAGAGTTCCAGCAGCAAAAATTACTAAGAAGAATATGCACGAAGTAATGGATGAGGAGATGACCGGACTAGACACCACTATTGACTGGAAGAATACGGATGATAACTCCTATGATGGAGAAAAGCTTTTGCTTTTAGTTCATGATGAATCAGGAAAATGGATTAAACCTAACAACATACAGAATAACTGGAGAGTAACAAAAACTTGTTTAAGACTAGGAAGTAAAATTATAGGAAAATGTATGATGGGTTCTACCTCTAATGCACTTAACAAAGGTGGAGAAAACTTTAAAAAACTATTTGAAGATTCAAACGTATCTACAAGAAATGCAAATGGTCAAACTAAAAGTGGCCTTTATTCTTTATTTATTCCAATGGAATGGAATATGGAAGGGTTTATTGATAAGTTTGGTATGCCTGTTTTTTATAAACCCGCCAAACCTATTTTAGGTGTAGATGATGAGTTAATAACTAATGGGGCTATCGATTATTGGAAAGCGGAAGTGGACTCCTTAAAAAAAGACGCTGATGCTCTTAATGAATTTTATAGACAATTTCCTCGTACCGAGTCCCACGCTTTTAGAGATGAAAGCAAGTCATCGCTGTTTAACTTAACTAAAATATATCAGCAAATAGATTATAATGATTCCTTGATAATGGAACATCATATTACTAGAGGGAGGTTCTACTGGAAAGATGGTGTAAAAGACTCTGAAGTAATATGGACTCCAGATTCTAGAGGTAGATTTAAAGTTTCTTGGACTCCTAAAAAAGGTTTAAATAACAGGAAGATTCAAAAACATGGTGTATATTTTCCTGTAAACGAACATATAGGAGCATTCGGATGTGACTCTTATGATATATCTGGAACAGTAGGAGGAGGAGGGTCTAATGGAGCGCTGCACGGATTGACTAAATATAATATGGATGAAGCCCCAAGTAATGAGTTTTTTTTAGAATATGTAGCTAGACCACAGACCGCAGAGATATTTTTTGAGGAAGTTTTAATGGCTTGTGTTTTTTATGGAATGCCAATCCTGGTTGAGAATAATAAACCTCGATTACTTTACCATTTTAAAAACAGAGGGTATAGAGGGTTTTCTATGAATAGACCAGATAAACGTTATAACAAGCTTTCTAAAACAGAAAAAGAATTAGGAGGCATCCCTAATACTTCTGAAGATGTTAAGCAATCTCATGCAGCTGCTATAGAATCTTATATAGAAAAGTATGTTGGAATTGATTTAGACTCTAGTTATCGCCCTTTAGATCAAATGGGGTCTATGCACTTTACTAGGACTTTAGAGGATTGGGCAAGGTTTGATATTAGTAACAGAACACGCTTTGATGCAAGTATTAGTTCAGGCTTAGCTGTTATGGCTAATCAAAAAAATCTTTATCTTCCAGAAAAAAAACAATCAAAAATAAGTCTTAACTTTGCAACATATAATAATAAAGGAATTTTAAGTGAATTAATGAGATGAAAGAAGTTACAATAAATATTTCATCTGTAGGATTTCCTAGTCAATTTGTCTCAGACGCAGAAAAGGAAACTTACGAGTTTGGATTACAGATTGGACAAGCAATACAATACGAGTGGTTTAGAAAAGATTCTAATGGCTGTAGATATTATAGTCAGTGGAGAGATTTTAATAGACTTCGACTTTACGCAAGAGGAGAGCAGTCAATTGCTAAGTATAAAAACGAACTAGCGGTTGATGGTGATTTATCCTATTTAAACTTAGATTGGACACCAGTTCCTATTATCCCTAAATTTGTTGACATAGTAGTAAACGGAATGTCGGATAGGCTTTTTAAAGTAAAAGCTTATGCGCAGGACGCTTTATCTCAATCTAAACGAAGTAAGTATCAAGAAATGATAGAGGGTCAAATGGCGGCTAAAGATGTTTTAGAGATTGTGCAAAAAAACACAGGGTTTGATCCGTTTATTATGAACCCTGATGAGCTTCCAGCTAGTGATGAAGAGCTTTCTTTATATATGAATTTAAATTATAAACCTGCAATCGAAATAGCTGAAGAAGAAGCTATCAATACTATGTTTGCCGAAAATCATTATGAGGACATACGTAAAAGATTAGATTATGATGTTATGGTAACAGGGATGGCGGTAGCAAAACATCAGTTTTTACCAGGAGCAGGAGTAGATGTATCTTATGTTGACCCTGCTAATGTAGTTTATAGTTATACAGAAGATCCTCATTTTAAAGATTGTTTTTATTGGGGAGAAATTAAAACAGTTCCTATCGCTGAATTAATTAAAATTGATCCTACGCTAACCAAAGAAGATTTGGATAAAATATCTAAATACAGTCAAAGCTGGTTTAACTATTTTAATGTAGCTCAGTTTTATGAGAATGATATTTTTTATAGAGACACCTGTACATTAATGTACTTTAATTACAAGACTACTAAAAAGATAGTATACAAGAAGAAGATATTAGATAACGGTAATATTAGAATGATAGAAAAGGATGACGGGTTTAATCCACCTGATGAAATGATGGAAGAAGGAAACTTTGAAAAAATAGAAAAAACTATAGACGTATGGTATGACGGTGTAATGGTGATGGGTACAAATATTATTTTAAAATGGGAGCTTGCTAGGAATATGGTAAGGCCTAAATCTTCCTCTCAACACGCTATTCCTAATTATGTAGCTGTTGCCCCAAGAATGTATAAAGGAGTAATAGAATCTTTAGTAAGAAGAATGATTCCTTATGCGGATTTAATTCAAATGACTCATTTAAAACTACAACAAGTTATAGCTAGAACAGTTCCAGATGGAGTTTATATAGATGCAGATGGTTTGAATGAGGTTGATTTAGGGACAGGTTCTGCGTATAACCCAGAAGACGCATTAAGATTATATTTCCAAACTGGTAGTGTAATTGGTAGAAGTTATACCCAAGAAGGCGATTATAACCAAGGTAAAATACCTATACAGCAGCTTACAAGCAATTCAGGAGCTTCTAAGACACAAATGCTTATAGCAAACCTCAACCACTACCTAGATATGATTCGAGCTGTAACAGGCTTAAATGAAGCGAGAGACGGTACTATGCCAAGTTCGGATGCTTTAGTAGGTATTCAGAAGCTTGCCGCTTTAAGTTCTAATACTGCTACCCGCCATATATTAGACGGAAGTCTTTACATATATAGAACGTTAGCTGAAGCGCTGACTTATAGGGTAGCAGATATATTAGAATATTCTGATTTTAGAGAAGACTTTATAAATAAAATAGGGAAATACAATGTGAGTATCTTGGGAGATATTTCAGAGTTATACATTTATGACTTTGGAATTTTTATTGAGCTATCTCCCGATGAAGAGCAGAAAGCGATGCTAGAACAAAATATACAAATGGCTCTATCTAAAGGTGATATTAACCTAGAAGATGCGATTGATATAAGAGAGATAAAAAATCTCAAGCTTGCCAATCAATTGCTTAAAGTAAAACGTAAAGCTAAAGAGGAGCAAGACCAGCAAAAGGAAATGCAGAAACAGGCTATGATAACTCAGCAGCAGTTAAAATCACAAGAGCTTTCCTCTCAGGTAGAAATGCAAAAAATACAAATGGAAACTCAAGCAAAAATGCAATACCGCCAAGCAGATATAGCGTTTGAAATAGAAAAACAAAAAGCTGAAGCTCAATTAAAATCTCAACTAATGCAACAAGAGTTTCAGTATAATCTTCAATTAAATGGGCTTACTGAAGCTTCTTTATCTCAAAGAGAAAATGCTAGAGAACAAGCAAAAAGTGATAGAATTAGTCAACAAAATACCGAGCAATCTAAAATGATTACTCAAAGAAAAAATAATTTACCACCACAAAATTTTGAATCTAACGAAGACTCTTTGGATGGTTTTGATCTATCTGAATTTTCACCTAGATAGAAAATGTGTGTATAAATTTTATGTAACTTTGCAAATAAATTAAATCAAATCAAATGGATATAAAAGTACGAGAAGTATCGACTGAAGAAAAGTCGTCTCAACAAATTGAACAAGAACTGCTTGATAAACATGAGCAGTCTCAACAAGCGGCTGAAGAGCAGCCAGCTGAAGAAAGTACAGAGCAAATCTCTGTTCAAACTGAGGAGGAGGAAGTTGTGGAAGAGTCCCCTAAAGACGAGGGCGAGGATAAAGTTAAGGAAGAAGAAGAAATAGTACCGGAAACACCTCCGGAATCTCCGCCGCAAATGGAGGAGAAAGATGTTCTTTCATATATTGGAGAAAGATATGGTAAGGAAATTAATTCAATTGATGAATTAATAAGCACCAGAGAGGAAGCTGAAAAGCTCCCTGAAGACGTTGCTACTTACTTAAAATATAAAAAAGAAACAGGGAGAGGAATAAATGATTATGCAAAATTGCAAAAAGATTATTCTGATTTAAGCCCTGATGCTTTGCTTAAAGAGTATTATACAATAACAGAAGAAGGTTTAGACCCAGAAGATATTGACTCTATGATGGAAGATTTTACGTTTGATGAAGAAATTCATGAACCGGCAGAAATCAAAAAAATCAAATTAGCAAAGAAAAAAGAAATTGCTAAAGCTAAAAAGTTTCTAAAACAACAGCAGGAACAATATAGACAGCCTCTTGAGTCAAGGGAAAGTTCTGCCACTGCTAACCAGGAACTTATTGAGTATAGGCAATATTTTGAGAATGCTAAATCTCAGGAAACGGAAGCGAACACGAAGCGTGAATGGTTTCAAAAGAAAACAAACGAAGTATTCGGGTCAGAATTTAAAGGTTTTAAATTTAACGTAGATCAAGCTGAAATTGTTTATTCCCCTGGAAGCACCTCTGAACTTAAAAAAGCCCAAGAAACTCCCTTAAATTTTATAAATAAATTTATGGACAGCAAAGGGTTTATGTCAGATGCAGAGGGCTACCACCGATCATTAGCAATTGCAATGAATCCTGATAAATTTGCTAAGTTCTTTTATGAACAAGGTAAATCACAGGCAACTGATGATGTAATACGTAAAACAAAAAATGTCAATATGACTGAGCGTAATGCACCAGAGGTTTCTGTTAAGTCAGGTTTTCAAGTTAAATCTGTTTCCCAGCCTTCGAGCAAAGGACTCAGAATTAAGAGTATAAAAAAAACGTAATAATAATTTAAAATAATAATAAAATGGCAGGACAAGTTAAGACAACGCCAACGTATGCGTTGACACCGAGTTCAGAAAGAACTCCGACCCCAGAAAACTATATTATTAATTTCGATTTCTTAAATCAGTATTTACCTGACACTTATGAAAAAGAATTTGAAAGATATGGTAATAGAACTATCTCCTCTTTCCTTAGAATGGTTGGAGCAGAGATGCCTACTAATTCAGACCTTATTAAATGGGCTGAGCAAGGTAGATTACACACGAAATATACAAGTGTGGGAAGTGGTGCTTTAGTTAATGCAGACCAAGCAACATTCCAAGTAAATGATGCACTAGACCCAGCAGCTGCTGAACAAGTTATCAGAGTAGGACAAACAATTGTGGT